GAAGGTCATATTAACAAAGCATATTGGTTTGGGTGTGTTCAGCAAGAATTAATGAATTTTATGGTGCCCGGAAATGCGGCAACTTCTAATTTAGATAAAAAACTAGATGGTCCTCCAGGTACAGCAAGTTCTAATTCAAAATTACCTGTTGTAGAACATAATAAAATTCGTTGGTCTACTAAAACAACTAGTATAGCAAATATGGTAAATTTAAAAAAACCTGTTAATGAAGACTTGCAAACAGTTTTAAACACTCAAGGATTAGTAGCAGATGAAACAAGAGGAATAACAACAAGTAGTGCTAGAAGAGAAGTTCCTTCTTCTGTATTTGGAATTAGTACACCAGGACCAATAGATAAAAACGCAACTAGTTTTACAGATTTACCTCATATTAGATTAGGTGGAAGTACTTTTGTGATGGATGATGGTGATGATAAATTTGTTAGAAAAACAAAAGCAAGTGAAGGGCCATCAGATTATTATAATAAAGAATTAGCGGAAAGAGGTGGAGAATTAGATGTACCTCATAATGAATTAGTAAGAATTAAAACTAGAACTGGACATCAACTTTTATTTCATAACTCGGAAGATTTAATTTATATAGGTAATGCAAAAGGAACTTCTTGGGTAGAATTAAGTTCTGATGGGAAAGTAGATGTATATGCAGAAGATAGTATAAGTTTTCATACAAAAAATGATTTTAACTTAACAGCAGATAGAGATATTACTATGGAAGCAGGAGGAAATATAAACATTAAAGCAAGTGGACAAACTACTGCTGAAAAAGATACAAAAGGAAAAATTCAAATTGAATCGTCTTCAAAAACAAGTTTAGTAGTAGGCGAAGGAACATATATTACAACAACAGGAAATTTAGAAATTAATACAACTGGTGAACATAAATTAACGGCAGGTGGGGCAAGTAATTTTAAATCAGGGGGCGATCATATAGAAACTGCTCCAAATATACATATGAATGGGCCTGCGGCGTCTGAAGCCATACAGGCTGTAGAACTTCCTACACATAAATTACCCGGACATGAAGACTCACCTATATTAGCACAACGTTCACCACAGCACGAGCCGTGGACACAACACGAAAATTTAAACCCTGTAGCATTTAAAAGTGCATTAACAGATAGAGATAAAACAGAAACAGTTAAAAATGATCTGGAACTTACACCAATACCAGATACATTTAAAAACGCAAGGACTTAATATTATGACTATACCAGTACATAGAGATACAGATTCACGTGTATGTGGAGCATCAACAATTGTTGCAGGTAATACAACTGTATTTGCTAATACTTTATTAGTATCAGTTGATGGTGACCCAAACAGTCATGGTGGAGGTTCTTTAACAGCAACAAGTAATAAGGTTTACGCTAATAACAAATTAGTGGTGCATAATGCACCAGATTCTGCTTCAGCAGATGCATTGTGTCCTATTCCACCGCATTGTGGACCGGATACTTCACAAGGATCACCTGATGTATTCACAGGTTAATTTGAAGGTTAAATAATTATATGAGCACAAAAGAAAAAGCATTGTATAAACAAATAGAAGTTAAATCTAATACTAAAAATAAGGTTCCACCTACTCAGAGATCTTATAAAGGAATTAGTACGGCTAATTCAGATAATACTAGTTTTACACTTCATGATATTGCTTTAATTAAACAAGATATAATTAATCATTTCCATATTAGTCAAGGGGAAAAATTAGAAAATCCAGAGTTTGGAACAATAATTTGGGACGCACTTCATGAGCCATTAACGGATGAATTAAAAGAAGCACTAACAAAAAATGTTACTGAAATAATCAATTATGATCCAAGAGTGCAAGTTAATGATGTAGTAGTAACTCAATATGAAAGTGGACTACAAATTGAGTGTGATTTAACGTATCTTCCTTACAATATAACTGAATCAATGAGATTAAAATTTGATGAGGAAGCTGGATTAATAAATTAACAGAGTAGTTAATTAACGCAAATAAATATGTATAGAAGGATAAAACAATGATAGCAAGTTTTGTATACTCACAGTCGAATAGTTATATTATTACGACAATAACCCATACCGATGGAACTGTCCATACGGTTGTTAGACCCAAAGGAAAATAATGTCATCTACAAATAGACAAAATAGATTATTATTAACAGAAGATTGGCAGAGAGTTTATCAGTCTTTTAGAAATGCAGAGTTTAAAAGTTACGATTTTGATACAATTCGTAGAACTCTTATTAATTACTTAAGACAAAATTATCCAGAAGACTTTAACGATTATATTGAATCAAGTGAATATCTTGCGTTAGTAGATATGATTGCTTTCTTAGGTCAAAATATTGCTTTTAGAATAGATTTAAATGCAAGAGAAAACTTTTTAGAACTAGCTGAACGTAGAGAATCAGTTTTAAGATTAGCTAGATTATTAAGTTATAATGCTAGAAGAAATCAAGCGGCAAATGGAATTCTTAAAATAGATGCAATTAGTACTACAGAAGCTATTGTAGATAGTAATAACTTAAATTTGTCAGGACAAACTGTTACGTGGAATGATCCTAGTAATACTAATTGGTATGAACAATTTATAAAAGTTTTAAATTCTGCATTACCAGTTAATGAAAAATTTGGAAAGCCAGTTAAAAAAGATACAATAGATAGTATACCTACAAATACATATAGATTAAATTCTATAGGACTTGAAGTTCCAGTTTTTAATTATTCAAAAAATGTAGATGGAAGAAATGCTGATTTTGAAATAGTATCAACTACTACAGAAGAGTCATCTATAATAGAAGAAGCTCCATTATCCGGCAGAGCGGTATCTATGATTCATAGAGATGATGGTAGAGGTAGTGGTAGTAATAATACTGGATTTTTTATGCATTTTAGACAAGGTGTATTAGACTTAGGTAATTTTAGTGTAACTACTCCTAGTTCAAATCAAGCAATTAATATTGATGCTATTAATATAAATGATACAGATGTTTGGTTATATTCTACAGATACAAATGGTAATGAACAAACTCTTTGGACAAAACTTTCTGCAACAGAAGGAAATAATGTAGTTTACAATAGTACGATTAAATCAATTAAAAACATTTATTCTGCAATAACTAAAACAGATGATAGAGTAACATTACAATTTTCTGATGGAACATTTGGAAATTTACCACAAGGAACATTTAAAGTTTATTACAGAACAAGTGATAATAGATCATTTAGAATAGTACCAGATGATATGCAAAATGTTCAAGCAGATATTGATTATGTTAGTGAAAATGGAAAAAGTGAAGTATTAACTATATCATTATCTTTGAAATATACTGTAGATAATTCAACTGCAAGTGAAACAAATACAAGCATTCGTGCTAATGCACCTTCTACGTATTATACACAAAATAGAATGATTACAGGAGAAGATTATAATATTTCTCCAATGGCAGTCAATCAAGAAATTTTAAAAATTAAATCAGTAAACAGAGTATCAAGTGGTGTATCTAGATATTTTGATTTAATTGACAGTACTGGAAAATACAGTAATACTAATTTATATGGTAATGATGGAATAATTTATAAACAAGAAATAGACGATTTAGGTACATTTACTTTTACTACTCGAACAGATATTGAAGGAAATATTATTAATACAATTGAACCGGGTTTATCAACTAAAAGAGTTTATAATTTTTATACTGATAAATTTCCAAAAATTTTATTAAGTGATATTAATCCGATATGGACTCAAGTAACTAAAGCGACAAATCAAAGCACAGGTAATTTACAAGATGCAAATGCAACAAAATATCAAGTAGGAACATATACAGCAAGTCAATTAAAATATATTGATGCAGGTGCTCTTTGTAAATTTGAAGCGCCAGAAGGATATCATTTTATGTCTGATGGAACATTAATGGCAGGTGCGGCGGACCACGCAGGAGCAACTACTTATAAATGGTCAGGTGTAGTTAGTGTTTCTACAGATGGTACAACTGATCTTGCTGATGGTTCAGGTGCAATTAAATTTAATGATGTTATACCAAGTACTGCAATATTAACACAAATTATTCCTAAATTTAACAAGTATCTAAGTTCAGATGTTAAAACACAATTAATTGACCAAATATTTGCGTATAAAACTTTTGGATTAAGATATGATTTAACAACTAGAAAATGGAAACTTATAGATGAAAATAATTTAAATCTTTATGGTACATTTAGTACAGGTAAAACAGGAGATACTAGTAATGCACAATTAGATGCAAGTTGGCTTCTTAAATTTACTAATAATGGAGAAACGTATACAATGACGTCAAGAGGTATGCGTAATGTATTTGAAAGTGATAAAGAAATTAGATTCTTTTATGATAGTGCAGATAGAAATTTTGATTACAAATCTGGAAAAATTTTACAAGATAAAATTTCTGTGTTAAGCATAAACACTGCTCCAGACGTAACAACACCTTTGAATAATGAAGTTGCATTTGATATTACAAAAGAATATAGAAATCCAGATGGTTATGTAGATAGTAAAAAAATAGAATTAACTCATTATGATTCAGATCAAGATGGTATTGTAGATAATCCAACTGCATTTGATGATATTGTTGCACCTTCTATTAATAGTTCAACAAAATATATTTTTCAAAAAAAATATACTTCTAATAATATAGAAGAATGGAGATATATTAATGCTACTACAGAAAATATTTTTGTAAAACAGAACAATAGTTCTATAGGAGCATATAGTACATATACAGATGATAGTATAATCTACTTAATAGATGTAGATGCGTTTAAAATAGTAAATGGTACTAATAATACACTTACAGACACAACTAATTATAAAGTTCATGTAGGTAGAGATAAACTTAAATTTCAGTATGTACATACTGTAGATGGTAATACAAGGATAGATGCTAGTTCAACTAATATTATGGATTTGTATATGGTAACTAAAACATTTGATACAAATTTTAGACAATGGTTGAATGGTACAATTACTACAAAACCTTTACCACCTAGCAGTGATGCATTGTATACTAGCTATAGTACACAACTTAATTCTATAAAATCTATTAGTGATGAAATTATATATCATACTGTAAAATATAAAATATTATTTGGATCTCAATCTGAAACAGACTTACAAGCTTCTTTTAAAATTGTTAAAAATGCAGAAGAAGTTACAAATGATAGTGATATTAAAAGTAGAGTGCTAACAGCCATTGGAGAATTCTTTTCATTAGATAATTGGGATTTTGGCGAAACATTTTACTTTTCAGAATTGAGTACATATGTTATGAATGAATTATCTCCAGACATTTCAACTTTCATCATTGTTCCTAATGAATCATCTCAAAGTTTTGGTAGCTTATACGAAGTAAAATCTGAAAACGATGAAATTTTTGTTAGCGGAGCAACGTTAGATAATATTGAAATTATAGATGCCGTGACAGCGGCTAAAATTAAAGCATCTGGCAAAGTTGTGTCAACTACATCCTCAACCAGTACTGGAGTGACAAGTAATACAACTGGGACCAGCACTGGAAGTGGATACTAATGGCATACGACAAAGATCAAAAAGAATTTCCATTACCTACAGGAGATGAAACAAACTCTCAACGTAAGACGTCTGAGTTTTTGCCTAAATATTTTAGAACACCTGTAAATGAAAAATTCCTTCATAGTACTTTAGATCAATTATTATCCCCCGGGTCGGTACAAAAGTTAACTGCTTTTTATGGTAGAAAGACTAGTAAAGCACATACTACTAGTGATGTTTATGTACCTGAAGTATCAACGGACAGAGAAAATTATAAATTAGAACCTGCTACAATAATTAAAGATGATTTAGAACAAACAGTTTTTTATAAAGATTATATTGACTATATTAATCAAGTTAAAGCATTAGGCGGTAATATTGATGATCATAGTATTCTTAATAAACAAGAATTTTATGCTTGGTCTCCTCATATAGATTGGGATAAGTTTTATAATTTTAGAGAATACTATTGGATGCCTTATGGTCCATTAACTGTTTCAATTGCTGGACAACAACAAAATATTACAAGTACCTATACTGTAGAAGTTAAAAATAATGTAGACAGCTATGCGTATTTGTTTACCCCTGATGGATTAACTCAAAATCCAAATTTAAAATTATATAGAGGTCAAACTTATATTTTTGATATATCTACAGCAGGTTTACCTTTTACAATTAAAACTGTTAGATCATTAAGTGATGATCATCTTTATACTAATGGCGTTTCAGCACAAAAAATAGAATCGGGTCTTGTTGCTTTTCAAGTTCCAGAATCAGCACCAGACTTATTATATTATGGTGCAAGTAATGATATTAATGTATTTGGTGAATTAAGAATTTACAATATAAGTGAAAATACTTACATAAATGTAGAAAAAGATGTTATAGGTAAAAAAACTTATACTCTTAATGATGGAACAGAACTTTCAAATGGAATGAAAGTTAATTTTACTGGTAATGTAACACCTACAAAATATGCAACAGACGATTGGTATGTAGAAGGAGTAGGTACTGCTATTCAATTAATAAATGAAAAAGATTTAGAAATTACAAGCATTTATTCTAAAACTTTTGAAGTTCCTTTTGATACACAAAACTTTGATAGAGTAGGTTTTGGAACAGCTACAACTTATGCAATTACAAAAGATTATGTTGTAATTAATAAAGGATCTTTAGATAAAAATCCCTGGTCACGTTATAATAGATGGACCCATAAATCAGTAATAGAAGAAAGTGCAAAAGTTAATGGAGAAATTCCTACATTTGATGAAAGTTTAAGAGCTAAACGTCCTATTATAGAGTTTGAAGCAGGATTAAAATTACACCAATATGGAACTAAAGCTAAAGATAGTATTGATTTAATTGATACAGCAACAACTGACGTAATGTCAACTATAGAAGGTTCTACTGGATATTATGCAGATGGCGTTTTGCTTGTAGATGGTATGAGAGTATTGTTTACTGCTGATACAGATATAACTGTTAATAATAAAATTTATACTGTAAAAATTATAACTATAACTTCGAATGGCGTTGCCACAAAACAAATTGCTCTTCAAGAAGCCACAGATACTACACCAACTACAAATGATGTTGTGTTAATTAAAAATGGAACAACAAACATTGGTAAAATGTATTATTATGATGGTTCAAAATGGAAAATAACACAATCAAAAACTAAAGTAAATCAATCTCCATTATTTGATTTATTTGATGACAATGGTATTAGTTATTCAGATACAACTACATATTCAAGTACTAATTTTGTAGGAAATAAAATTTTTAGTTATAAAGAAGGAACTGGAACTAATGATACAGAACTAGGATTTCCATTAACATATCAAAGTGTTACTAATATGGGAGATATTGTTTTTAATTTTAATTTAATAAATGAAACATTTTCTTATCAATTAGTAGATGAATTAACAACGGTTAATACTAATTCAGGTTTATTAAGAAAATATTCTAATTTAACTATTTTCGAAGTTGTATCTGGTTGGGAAACTGCTGACGTTAAAATTAGTCAAAAAGTTATTAGACAATATGATGTGTCTACGCAAGTAAATGATTTTGCAGTAGATGTGTATGAAAGAAGTGGAGATCTAAATGATTTAGATGTTAAAGTTTTTGTTAATCATAAAATTAAAAAAGTAACAACTGATTATGCTATTAATAGAATTAATGGTATTGCATATATTAGATTTACAAAAGATTTAACAGCAGGTGATATAGTTATTTTAAGAACTAAAAGTGCTACAAAGAAAAATACAAATGGATATTATGAATTTCCTAAAAATTTAGAATCTAACCCATTAAACAACAAAATATCTACATTTACACTTGGACAAGTAGGCGACCATGTTAATTCTATTGTGGAAGAAGTCCCGGGATTTGAAGGAACTTCACCAGGTGGCAATAATTTAAGAGACTTGGGTAATATTTCTAAGTATGGTAGAAAATTTTTACAACATTCAGGATTAACAAATCTTGCTATATATCATCTTTGCAATAAAGAAACTAACATAATTAAATCAATAAGATATTCTCAAAATGAATACAGTAAATTTAAAAGACAATTTTTAGAACAAGCTAAAGATTTAGGAATGGACGGAACACCAGCTAATATGGTTGACGAAGTTCTACGAAGAATTAATAAAGATAAAAATAAAAGTATGCCTTTTTATTTTACTGATATGTTAGGATCAGGTGGTTCTAAAAAAATATCAATTACAGTAGGAGATCCAGGCAATCCATATTACGCATTAACAAATGTATTTTCATTAAGTGAATTAAGTGATAAGTCTGTATTAGTTTATAAAAATGATATACAGTTATTGCATGGTGCTGATTATGTGTTTAACAGTGAAGGTTTCATTCAAATAAAAACAACTTTACTAAAAGATGATAAACTTATTATTGTAGAATATGATACAACAAACGGATCATATATTCCTGCAACCCCATCTAAATTAGGTTTATATCCTAAAACTATGCCGGCAATATATGCTGACACTACAGTTGTTACACCAGCGGCAGGAATGAATGTAATTCAAGGACATGATGGTAGTATAGAAGTAGCTTTCAATGATTATAGAGATGATATAATATTAGAATTAGAAAAACGAATCTATAATAATATTAAAGTTGCTTATGATGAAGAAATATTTGATATTCATGATTTTATTCCAGGACATTATAGAAAAACAGATTATTCTTTAGATGCTATTAATAAATCTTTATTAACAGATTTTACTAATTGGTTATCTTATACAGGCAATATTGATTATACAGAAAACACATATCAAACAACATATGGTAGTGATCCATTTGTTTTTAATTATGGAAATATGTCTAGCCATGATAAAAAACCATTATTAGGTTGGTGGAGAGGCGTTTATAAACAAGCATATGATACAGATAGACCACATACCCATCCTTGGGAAATGTTAGGTTTTACAGAAAAACCAACTTGGTTTGATACTGTTTATGGTGCGGCTCCTTATACTAGTGATAATTTAATTTTGTGGCAAGACTTACAAGATGGAATTATTCGAGAACCTAATAAAAATATTGTAATTAAAGAAAATTATAAAAGACCTGATTTACTTAAACATATACCTGTTAATTCTTCAGGACTTTTAGTAAGTCCACACGATAGTAATTTTTCACAAGAATATGTTGCTCATTTAACTAGAAGTCCATTTAAATTTGGCGACCACGCTCCAGTAGAAAATGCTTGGCGAAGAAGTTCAGATTATCGTTTTGCTGTTATAACATCTTGGATGTTAAATCAACCTAGTCATGTTATTACAATTGCTTGGGACAGATCAAGAGTTATAAGAAATACTGCAAAACAACTTGTATATAAAGATACAGGATCTAGAATTAAATTAGCTGATCTTAAATTTCCAAATTCTGTAAGTGATGAAAATAAAATTCTTACAGCAGGATTAGTTAATTATATTTACGAATACGTAGAAACAGATTTATTAACAAATTACTCTAATTACAGAAATAATGTTAAAAAAATTACTAACCAATTAGCATTTAAAGTTCGGGGTTATACTAAAAAAGATAAATTTAAATTGTTATTAGATAGTAGAACTCCTTTAAACACTGGTAACGTATTTGTTCCTGAAGAAAATTATAATATAATTCTTAATACAAGTGCTCCTATAAATGTAGTAACTTATAGTGGATTAATTATAGAAAAATTGGCGTCTGGTTTTACGATTAAAGGTTATGATAGAAATGATCCAACTATAAAATATTTTGCTCCTATTAAAAAACAAGCCGACGCTGTTATTAGAATAGGAGGTGTAAGTGCTTCTTTTGTTAATTGGGGAGAAAATAAAAGATATGATATAGGAATGATTGCAAAATATGGCGATGATTATTATTCTACAAAAGAACAACATATATCTAGTACAGTATTTGATGGCACAAAATTTATTAAATTACAAGAATTACCTATTGAAGGAGGAGCTTCTGCATACTTACGTACTAATTTTGAAAGTACTGCCTCAGAAATCGCATATGGTACTTTGTTTAGAGAAATTCAAGACGTTTTTGATTTTATTCTTGGTTATGGAAAATATCTTGAATCTTTAGGATTTATATTTGATGAATTTAATAGAGATATTAAAGCAGTTGCTAATTGGCAATTAAGTGCTAAAGAATTTTTATATTGGACAACACAAGGTTGGGCAGAAGGGTCAGTAATATCTTTAAGTCCATTAGCTAATAAATTAAAATTAAAAACTAGTTATTGTGTAGGTGATAATGTATTTGATAATTTTTATGATTATACGTTGTTCAAAGAAGATGGAACTAAATTAGATAAAGAATTTGTAAGAGTAGTAAAACAGTATAATGATTATGAAATAATAACAAAAAATACTGTTAACGGAATTTATTATGCTAAAATTCCATTAGTACAAAAAGAACACGTAGTTGTAATAGATAATAAAACAATATTCAGTGATATAATTTATGATATAGAATCTGGATATAGACAAGATAGATTAAAAGTTCTTGGCTATGTTACAGCAGACTGGACAGGTGGATTAAACGTTCCAGGATTCATTTATGATCAAGCTAATGTGATTGAATGGTCACCTTATACTGATTATGTAATGAGTGATATTATAAAACATAAAGAATTTTATTATACTGCTAAAAGTAAAATAAAAGGTAGTTCAACGTTTACTGATTCAGATTGGGATAAATTAGATGGCAAACCTGTACCTGATTTATTTCCTAACTTTGAATATAAAACTAATCAATTTGCAGACTTTTTTGATTTAGATACAGATAATTTTGATTCTACTCAACAAAGAATGGCTCAACATTTAATAGGTTATCAAAAAAGACCTTTTTTACAAAATATTATTAATGATGATGTTTCACAATATAAATTTTATCAAGGATACATTCAGGAAAAAGGAACTAAAAATGTATTAACTAAATTATTTGATGCATTATCGTCTGCAGATAAAGAAAGTGTAGACTTTTTTGAAGAATGGGCAATTAGAAAAGGACATTATGGTGTAAGTCAAGGATTTGAAGAAGTTGAATACATATTAGATGAAGGCAAATTTAGATCTAATCCACAACCTTTTGAATTAACAAATACTATAGATCCTTTAGCAACTGATTTAGTTATTAGACAGAAAGATAGTGACGTATATCTTAAACCTGAAAATTATACACATAAACCTTTTCCAACAAAATATGAAAGTACTCCATATTTGCCAACTGCTGGATATGTAGATCCTAGTGACGTTAAATTTATTGTAGCAAAATATGATGACTTATTAAATTTAGATACAACTGTATTAAAACAAGGACATTATATATGGGTAGGAAATTATAAAAATGATTGGGAAGTGTTCAAATTTTCCAATACTCAAGCAAAATTAAGTAAAATAGAAAAGTCAGGTGATTTAATTGTAGTTACTACACAAAATACTGCAAATGTAATTGTTGGAGAAATTTTTGCTATACGTGAAGGAACTTCCACATATATTTTAAAAGCAAATAAAGTAGAATTAAATGTAATAACTTGTGATGCAAAAACAGGAATACAAGCCAAAGACCCTGCTGTAGGATATGTAAGTCAATTTAAATCATCTAGAATTGCAGGTATTACAGATGTAAATTCAAAAATTATTGATGCAGGTTTACAAGATAATGAAAAGTTTTGGGTAGATAAAAACGATAATAATAAATGGTCCGTATTGAATAATAGTTTTGTATACAAAACACATCAAGAAATTTCTAATCCTAATAATGTAGCAAATACTCAATTTGGTAAAGTATTAGCTAGTAATGATGCAAATAATATTTTAGTTGTTGGTGCACCAAATGATTCGGATGGAAGAGTGTTTGTTTATAAAAGAGGAGGAGATAATTCAATTAATAATTTATTTCAAGTTTTAGAAACACCACCACAAGATCCTGCGTTAAACAAATTAGACGTATATGATGCAGGTGCAAAATTTGGATCAAGCGTAGCAATAAGTCCAGATGGAAAATATATTATAGTAGGAGCACCGGAAGCCTCTAATGTTAGAACTTATTATAAAGGAGAGTATGACGTAGCAAATTCATATACAATAGAAGATATTGTAAAATACAAAGAACAATTATGGAAAGTTGTAAATCCGATATTACCTGAAGATCCTTCAGTAGACTTTACAACATTTGACAGTCATACGTTTGCTAAAGAAACAACATATAATTCTATAACAGGAAATTATACACCATTAACACAAATAATTTTAGGAAATTATATTTTTACAAATGCTACTACAGATCATTTATTAATTAGAGCATCACTAGATCAATATCAAGGTACAAATATAGGAGATAAATTACAATTATCTTGGAATAAATGGAATACTTTTGTTCCACCATCTGGAAGTTCATACGAACCATTTAATGGTTATAATGCTAATGTTACTAACGCACTACAAGGTGAACAAACAATTACGCAAAAAGTAGATGAAATATTAAGCATAGATCAAACTCTTAGTGATTTAACAGTAAATGATGTTATTAAGACTGATAGTGCAGATGGTACAGTAGCTTGGGTAAACAAAGTAGGTACTCAGTCTTTAATTTATTTGAAAGATGTTAAAGGTAATTTTTCAGCTACAGGAGATTTATTATTAGGAACTATAAATGTTGGAACATATCAACGTGTATTTCAAGAAGATATAGATTATTTAGGTGGCTGGTGGAAAATTGATATAGGTACAACAGTTAATAATTGGCCTTATGTTTCAGAAACAAATCCATATCTAGTAATATATGATATTATTAGACAAGGAATTAATAGAACAGCATTATCATATTATAATGTTTTATCAGGAACTCAAAATGCAGATTTACCGGGTGTTCCAAGAACATCTGAAATGGGTATTTTATCTTATTACAAAACTTATAGTATTGCAGGACAACCTGTCTTCCAAGGTTTAGTTACTGATCAAAGATTCTTTTTTAGATTAGGTACTGCATTTAATACTAAAGTTGTTGGAAATACTATTAATGGTTGGTTAAACACAATAAGAGATTCAAATAATATAGTGTTTGATCCAAGTGTAATGGGATTAAACTTTAGCGATATTAATAAAGAGCTTACAATAAACGGTATTTGGAATGGTTACATAACTGTAGATGCAGAAGCAGATAACTTAGGTAATTTTTATATACCAACAGTAGGTAGTATTGTTAGAGATCAAACTACAATGAAAACTGCTGAAGTTACTTTTGTTAAAACAATTGACTTTAATAAAATACAATTATTCTTAAAAGATGCCACAGGTGCTTTCAAAAAAGGATTAGACGCTGGCGAAACAAGTGACATTTATTTAATAGGAACTCCAGATAGAAAAATTGGAACTTTAAGAGACGCAAGATTAGATGTTAATGGTCAAAGTGGACCTTATTTTGTATTTGATTCAGGTAAAACATTAATTTCTACTACTAATACAGATATAGAAGTAAGACATTACGATAAAGAATATTGGTTCTACGATGAACAAATATTAGATGGTATAGCTAGATCGGCAAATATTCCTGGAAGTACTAATAAAGATTATCTTCAAGTGTATAATATTTCAGCAGGAGAAGGAGTACAAAGTGGTAATACTAATCAAGGTGCATATTCAGTTTATGAAATAGGAACAAATGATTTATTTGCTCATATAGGAACATTTATAGTACCCGATACTAAAAATGATTTAAAAGTAGGTAGTAAAATAGAAATAAGAAAAGTAGGAGATGAAACTGTTGCTTATATAGGAGCGTCAGGAAATTTATCATCTACTACTTCTGGAAAAATTTATTTTGTTAAAAGAAGTACTACTAAAAATTGGGCACTTTCAACGAATCCTTTGTATATGGGAGAGTTTAATGTAACATTGTCGTATGCTACAGGAGAATATACAATTTATAATTCAGAATTATACAAAGCAAAAACAAATCTTGTTGCTGGTGCATGGAATTCAAGTTACTGGGAAAAACAAAGTACAGGTACAGATTATTTAGGATATATTCCTAATGATTCAGGAATAACATTAGAAGGAGATTCAACTCTCAATCAAAGTAATTTAGTAATGTTCGGTGATCAATTTGATGTTAATTCTACAGGAACAATTCTTGTAACTAATTTATTATACAGCACTGATGCACAAAAAGTTGCTGTATACAGATTACAAGAAGGATATTATTCATATTCACAAACAATTACATCACCTGAGGATTCATCTCCTAATATTAATTTTGCAAATAGTGTAGCTATTTCAGAAGATGGAAGTATGCTGTCTATTGGAAGTCCTTTAAAAGATTTTGCTAATGCTGTTGACGCCGGAGTAGTTTATACATATTTACAATCAAGTGGTGTTTACACATTAAATCAAAGTTTAAGAAGTCCTGATAGTGAAAATTCAGAAAATTTTGGTTACCAATTAGGATTTGATGGAAATACATTGGCAGTTACAAGTCTTAAAGGAGACATAACAATTACTACAGCATTTGATACAACAACTACAATATTTGATACTGGAGCAACTACATTTTATAAAGTAATGTCTGATAGTGGTGCAGTACATTTATTTGAAAGATCAGGAAATACTTTATTATATGCTGAAAAATTTGTGTACACTAATGATGGTGCTGTAGAATTCGGACGTAATACATTAATAAATGATAATCATGTTTATATAGGTTTACCTACACTTACATTATCTGATAATAATAAAGGAACAGTAGTTGACTTTAGAAAAACTAAAGGCAAATCTAGTTGGATGCAAACAGTAGAAGGTGCTGACCACGTTGAAATTGATAAAATTAAAAGCGTATTCATTTATAATAAGGAAACAAATTCTGTTATTTCTAATTTAGATTATATAGATCCTGTATTAGGAAAAATAGCAGGCACAGCCGAACAAGAATTATATTATAAAACACATTATGATCCAGCAATTTATAATGTAGGAACTTCAGCTGTAACAATAGATACAAACAATCATTGGGCAGAAGGAGAAGTAGGAAGACTTTGGTGGGATTTAAGTACAGTAAGATATTATTATCCTTATCAAGGTAATATTATATTCAATAATAATCATTGGAATAAACAGTTTATTGGTTCATCTGTAGATGTATATGAATGGGTAGAGTCAATTTATAAACCTAGTGTCTGGACAGAAATTGCATCTACTAATGAAGGAGACTCTTTAGGAATAAGTGGAACACCTAAGTATGATGATACTGTATATGTTACTAGAAATACTTACGACAAAATTGCTCAGACTACAAAACCTAAATATTATTATTGGGTTAAAAATAAACAAAATACACCAGATGTAGAATTTAGAAGTCTAAGTGCGTTAGCAGTTTCTAAACTTATAGATGATCCTAAAGGACAAGGTTACAAATATATTACATTTTTTGATTCAAATAAATTTGCGTTAGTTAATTGTGAATCATTATTATCTAATACAGATTCTATTCTTAATGTTCGTTATTGGACAATAGATAATAAAGAACTTAATATTCATAATGAATATCAAATTATGACCGAAGGATTATCAACTAGTAAACCTTCTACAGAAATAGAAAAAGTTTGGTATAATAGTTTAATAGGATATGATAAACAAGGAAATACTGTACCAGATCCGGGTTTAAGTGATAAACTTAAATATGGAACTTTATATAAACCTAGACAAAGTTGGTTTAAAAATCATCAAGAAGCATTAAAAGAATTAATAGAAAGAACTAATTCTGTATTGAAACTTAATTTGATTGTGGATGATATAGATTTAACTGATTTATCAAAAGCAGATGTACAACCTACAGCAAATACTAAACTTTTTGACAAAACTGCAGATGTTGTAGGAGATTTAGCTTTTATAGGAACAAGTACAGTTAAAAAAGCAGAGTTATTACCAACAATTGTAAATGGTAAAATTACTGGTGTAACTATTCTAAGTAAAGGTAAAGGTTATGTAACTGTACCTACATTAGAAATTTCAGGAAATAGTGGAAGTGGTGCTGTAATAGAATTAACAATAGATGCTCTAGGACAAGTTGATACTGCAACTGTAAAAATTAACGGTGAAGGATATACATCTAATACAAAAATTATTGTTAGACAATATAGTGTACTTGTAAAAAGTGATACAGAACTAGGCGGTAAGTGGGCAATATATGGTTATGATTCAAATTTAAGTTCTTGGAATAGAACATCTTCTCAAAAATACAATGTTGATCTTTATTGGTCATACATTGATTGGTATGATACAGGATATAATCAATTTACAGCAATAGATTATACTGTTAGTGAATCATATTTGTTAGAATCATTAGATGATTCAATTGGAGATATTGTAAAAATTGAAAATATAGGTACAGGTGGTTGGCTATTATTAGAAAAAATAGATAACAAACCTAATGTAGATTATACTGTAAATTATAAAACTATTGGTAGACAAAATGGAACAATTACATTTAAAAATACTTTATATCAATTTGGTTCAAATACTGTAGGTTATGCATCAACTAGTTATGATACTGTATTATATGATCGTCAACCTGTTCAAGAAACAAGAATAATATTAGAAACTTTAAGAGATAAAATTTTTATAAATGATTTAGAAATATATTATAATGATCTTTTCTTTGCTAGTTTAAGATACGCATTAAGCGAAAATAAATTAACAGATTGGGCATTTAAAACAAGTTTTATCAAAGTAAAACATAATGCAGGTGATCTTAAACAAAAAGCAACTTATCAAAATGACAATCTTTCCGACTTTGAAGAATATATTAAAGAGGTTAAACCATACAAAACTAATATTAGAGAATATGTAAGTTCTTACGAAAAAGTAATACCATCAAGTTCAGTTATAACTGATTTTGATTTACCGGCTAGATATGATGACGAAAATCAAATAACACCTAGTTCAGCAAAACTTGTAGGGACTGCTTTAACTGGAACAGATACAATTACAAGTTATCCTGATAAACATTGGTTAGAAAATGTAGGATTTAAGATTATATCATTTAATATAGGAGATAAAGGTAGTGGTTATATTACTCCACCAATAGTTTCAATAACAGGTGGCGGTGGTTCTGGTGCTACAGCTCAAGCATATATTAGTGGAGGCAAAGTAACTTCAGTTATAATTCTTAAAGAAGGATTAGGTTATTTAACAGCACCTACAGTAACTTTACAAGGAGGAATTAAAGATGCAACTACAGGAACAGTTGCTAAAGTTAGTGCTGTATTAGGTAAGTCTTTAGTTAAAGCAACTCATCTTACTGTTAAATTTGACAGAACATCTGGAACATATTTAATAACATCATTAGCAAGAACAGAAACGTTTGCAGGAAATAATTCTGTGTTAGATTATTATTTAAAATGGCCGTTAGATTTAAGAAGAAATACAATCAAAGTAACTGTTAATAATATTGAAAATTTATCAAGCGAATACACTTATACTAATAAATTAGATACAACTAAAGATTATAACAGATATATAGGACACATTAAATTTACTTTACCGCCTGCTAATCTTCATGCTATTAAAATAGAGTACATGATAGACGCATCTAAATTACAAGCACAAGATAGAATTAATCTTTTCTATACACCTACATCAGGAATGCCGGGTAAAGAATTAGCTCAGATATTAGATGGAATAGATTATGGTGGAGTTGAAGTAAGAAGTTTAGGATTTGATACTGCATCTGGTTGGGATACAGATTCATATATGGCAGGTTCGTGGGATACCTATGATGCAACTTTTGAAGATGAAATTTTAAAAATGGATGGAAGTACTAATTCTCTTACATTAAGTAAAGCACTAGAAGATGGAACAGTTTATAACATTTATAAAAATGCAATAAGAATAGATGATCCTAACTATGGAACAGGAAATACTGTAACAAATAAAAATGCAATGATGCAAAGTGTTACAGGTGATGG